CTTTAGCACCTGATGGGGTGGGATTTGGTTATACATTAACTCCAAACTCATCTAACACTACTCATTATTTAAATTATAATTGGTATAATTTAACTGTTGCTATAGGTGTAGATGTTACTTATAGTATGTTTGTAAAGCCTAATAGTTTTAATTTTATTCAGATAGCAAGTTCAACAGGCTTTGCTTCAAAGTTTCAGAATTTTGAATTAACAGGTGATGGGGTGATAGGCACAGGAGATGTTGACGGTAAAACAATAGAAAAAATAGGAGATTATTATAGAGTTTCAGTAACACAAGTTTCAACAGGAGCAAACCCTAGATTTTTACTAATACCAAGTCCAACTGCTTTAGCGACTAGAAACGCATCTTTTACAGGTAATGGTGCTGATGGTGTATTAGGGTGGGGAGTACAGGTAGAAGTAGGCTCTTATCCAACATCTTACATTCCAACATCAGGAAGTACAGTAACAAGAAACAAAGACATCTTCACAAGAGATGGTATAGGTAGTTTGATTAATAGTACAGAGGGGGTTTTGTTTGTTGAGATTGCTAGTTTAAGTGAGAGTGGTAATTATAGAGAATTAGGGCTTAGTGATGGAACTACAAGTAATAGAGTTTTAATTAGTTACAAATCAACAGACAATGTAATTAGAGGAAGTTTTCAAGGGAGTGGTGGTGCAAACTTAGAATACACAGTTACAAGTAGTAAGGATTTTCATAAAATTGCTGTAAAATGGAAAGTTAATGATTTTGCTTTGTGGGTTGATGGGGTTGAGGTTGGCTCTGACACTAGCGGAAGTAGTTTCCCTGCTAACACTTTAAATTCTATAAATTTTAATAGTGGTTCGGGTGGTGATATTTTCTACGGCAAAGTAAAACAACTACAAGTCTACAAGACAGCACTAACAGATGCACAATTAACTTCTTTGACTTCATAATATGAATATATACAAATTACAATACACAGACAAAGCAGAAGGAGATGCTGACTTACTTGCTAAAGGTACTTTTAAAGTAATAACTGAAGAAGGAGTTACTCAAGAATTGTACAGAAATGGTACACAGGCAATAGTCTTTTTAAATAAGATAGTAGAGATACCAGGAACTTATGATAAAGATGGTAAAGAAATAACACCTCCTGTATATTACCCTGGAGTATTTTACGACCTAATGACTACTGAAGAATTTGACTTTGGAATTAATGAGATATTCCCTACAGATTGTGTACATTCGTTTTTAGGTTATGAAAAGAACGCAGAAGGTACAGATGTAGACCCTGACGAATTAATAATAGAATAAAATGGATAAAATAATTTCAGTAGATTTAAGCACTTCAACAGCTCCTCTAGTACAAGAGGTTAGAGGTAAGGACTACATTGAGTACGGCGACGCTAATGGCGAATGGAGAAACCTCTACCCACAGTTTCTTATTGACCTTTATTACAGTAGTTCAATAACAGCTGCAATAGTAAACGCTACTGCTGAAATGATTAGTGCTGAAGATCTAGTTATTACAGATGAAGACGATAGAGATGAAGAAGCAAGAGTAAAACTTCAGAACTTTATGAATAATGCTAATGGTAATGAAACACTACACGAAGTATTAAAAAAGGTAGCATTTGACTTTAAGCTACAAGGTGCATTTGCTCTAAACATAGTTTGGTCAAAAGACAGAACACAGATAGCTGAGATTTATCACATTGCAGTCGAAAAAATTAGGTGTGAACGTCCTGACGAATTTGGCAAGACTAGAGGTTACTATGTTTCAGGAGATTGGGCAAATACAAGAACAAACAAGCCTTATAGAGTTCCTGCTTTTAATGTAAACGACAGAACTTCTGCAAATCAAATTCTTTATACAGGTCTTTACAGTCCTAATATGAACTCTTATTATACTGCTGATTACATTTCTTGCAATAATTGGTCGTTAATTGATTCTAAAGTTTCAGAATTCCATTTACAAAACGTAAGTAATTCATTCTCAGGAAGTTATATGATATCCTTCGCAAATGGAATTCCAACAGCCGCTGAAAGAAATCAGATAGAAAGAAGTTTAGCATCTAAATTTCAAGGAGAAAATAATGCAGGACGAATAGTTTTAACTTTTTCAGATGACAAGACTAGAGTTCCTGAAATAACTCCTATCAGTCCTGCTGATTTGGACAAACAATATTTAGCACTTCAAGAACTACTTACTAGCAACATCCTAGCAGGTCATAGGGTAACTTCTAAGACACTTATGGGCTTGGATAGTACTAATGGGTTCAGTTCAAATGCAGACGAGCTTTTAAACGCTTCTAATTTTTACTTAAATACTGTTGTAATGCCATTCCAAGAGCAAATCTTAAAAGTATTACACAAGATATTTCAAGTTAATAATATGGATATGCCTGTTCAATTTGTACAGCTTAAGCCAATTACAATACAATTTGATTCTAAGACTATAAGAGAAGTAATGACGCAAGACGAAATTAGAGAAGAAATTGGATTACCGCCTTTAGAAGTTGAAGAAGAAACTTTAGATTTTTCTAAAGTTGGTATGATAGACGGAAAGCCTGTTTTTGACACTATAGAAGAAGCCTTAGCGAGTGCAAAGTCTTTAGGGTGTGAAGGCTACCACGAACACGATTACGAGGGTAAGACAGTCTATATGGCTTGTGAAGGTCATACAGAAGCTACAGAGCTTTCTAAATTCATTGAGGAGTTTGGAGAAGATATGCCAGAAGAATGGGAATTAGTAGAAGAAGAAGTAGTCGATGGAGAACATCAAGACTTTAATTTCGAGCAGGTATTAAATGAAGTAGCTAATGAAAAATTAGAACTTGCTTCAACAGGTACAGCTAGACCTAATGCTAGAAGTTCACAAGATGGCACAAATAAGTCAGATAATGATTTTTACAAAGTTAGATATGTTTACACTCAAGATAACTTTTTAAGTCAAACAGGAGGAACAAGAGATTTTTGTAAATTAATGGAATCCTCTAAAAAAATATACCGAAAGGAAGATATTATACAGATGGGAAGTAGAGCAGTAAATCCAGGATGGGGTCCTAGAGGCGCAAACACTTATAGTATATGGCTTTACAAAGGAGGTGGTAACTGTCATCATTATTGGCTAAGACAAATATATAAGACTTCATTAAGAGGTGCAAAAAGTAATATAACTTCTAGCCAACTAATAGGGTATACAAAAGCTAAGTCAGAAGGTTTTACAGCTGAAAAAAATGATAACTTAGTAGCTAGACCACCAAAGAGAATGAAAAATAACGGATTTTTAGAACCAAGATAAATAACATAACTAATTGATAATTAAACACTTATGTCATACGTACTATTTGTATCAGAAAGTAAATTAAAAGACAGTACTGCCATCAACTTATCAGTTGATAATGAGATATTATTGCCTTATTTACGCCAGAGTCAGAAGCTTTATGTGGAGACACATTTAGGAACACCATTAAATAATAAATTAAAAGACTTAATTATAGCAGGAACAGTAGGCTTACCTGCAAATGCAGCTTACAAGACTTTGCTAGATGATTACATAGGAGATATGTTACCAAATTGGGCTTTATACCATTGTATTCCTTTTCTTAGATTTAAGGTAGAAAATGGAAATATATATAGTAAAACTAGCGAAACTGGTAATAGTTTAACGACGGAGGAATCTCAACATCTTAGGGAAGAAATTAGAAATACAGCTGAATACTATACAGAAAGAATGATAGATTACCTCTGTAACAACAACACACTTTTTCCTGAATATGGAACATCGAGTGGCTCAGATGTGGATGCAAACAAAAATGCGTTCTATAACGGAATGAACCTTGAACGTCCTCAAGAACAAGGAACTAAAATTACTTTACAAAACTTTTTAAGCTCATCAGATTACTCATAATGAAGAAACACTACAAGCCAAAACAAATTAATATAACGAAGCTAAAATCCTACTTGGATAAAAAGCCTAAAAATAAAACAAATGCAAGACAGCCTTCAAGTAGGAATAGCAAATAGTACAGCAATAGGATTAAGTCTAGGACAGGCAAATGAACTCCTAACTTTTTGTTCCTTAATATTAGCCATTACTTTTACAATATATAAGTTTGCTAAATATGACAAAAAAAAAACTGATTAACTTATTACTCATAAGAGATACATTTTCTGAAAAATCTACTATAGGAGAACTTTTTCTAAACGGAGAAAGAATATGTGATACTCTTGAAAACCCTTGGTTAGATAATCAAAGAAATATAAGTTGTATTCCTGAAGGAGAATATAAAGTAAGACTAAGACTTCCAAGAGAATCAGCTACTAGACATTATATACACCTATTAGTAAAAGATGTTTCAAATAGAGATTACATACTATTTCACAGGGGCAATACAGCCCAAGATACTAGAGGATGTATATTGGTTGGTTTAAGCTCTGAACAAGACGTTGTTTATAACTCTACGTTGGCTATGGACTTATTAATCAAAGAATTAATACATTTGGGAGCAGTAAATATAAATTTAATAATTAAAAATAGATAAAATGAAAAAGTTTTTCCAAAAGTACCTAATCGGTCAGATGTTAAAATCAAAGAAGTTTTGGTACGCAATCAGTTCTGTAGTAGTTCCTGCTATTGTAACTTACTTAGGAGTAGACCAATCTACTGCAACAGAATTATACCACGCAATCTTAGTTCTTATTGTTGGACAGGGAATAGCTGACGTTGCTAAGAAATAACAGATACAGATTAAAGCCACACGAAATAGTGGCATTAGAAAAAATGAGGGAAACCGAAGCTAGAAATGTTCTAGTTATCGGCGACCTTCACGAACCATTCTGTCTTGACAGCTATCTTGATTGGTGTATTGAGCAGTATGACACCTTTAATTGCACAGAAGTAGTCTTTATAGGCGACGTAATAGACAATCATTATAGTTCATACCACGAAACATCTGCTGATGGTATGGGTGGATTAGAGGAGCTAGAATTAGCCATTAAGCGTATTGCACGTTGGCGAGATGCTTTTCCTGTAGCTACTGTACTTATAGGAAACCACGACAGACTTATAATGCGTAAGGCACAGACTTCTGCAATACCTTCTAAATGGATTAAGTCTTATAAAGAAGTATTAGAAACTCCAGATTGGAACTTTGTAGAACGTTATGTATTAGACAATGTTCAATATTTACACGGAGAAGGGGGTACTGCATCCAGTAAGTGTAGAGCAGATATGATGAATACAGTACAAGGACATTTACATACTCAATGTTATGTTCAAAATTTCGTAGGACAAAAATTCAGAATATTTGGCGTTCAGTCTGGATGTGGAATAGATCACGAAAGCTATGCTATGGCTTACGCTAAGTATGGTAAAAAACCAGCTGTAGGTTGCGTTGTTGTACTTAACAATGGAAAAACTCCTATAAATTTATTAATGCCTTTATAATGCAATTAAAGGATTCTACAAAGCTATCTATATTTTATATTCTATTAATTATAATAGTTTTACTCTTTACAATATAATACTTTACATCTAGTAAGTAACATTCTTAACAATAAAATTGTTAATAACTTTGTTTATCATTCTGTTTATATAATTATATTTTTATATCTTTGCTTCATAATTAATCAAATAAATATTATGAAAAATTTACTATCAACACTTTTAGGAATAGCAGGACTTTTTGGCTGCTTATATATACTACTAGGTACTATTACTTTAGTAGAACTATTTTTTAATTTAAGATAATGGAATTTAAAATGAAAGAAGCTACAACTAAGCAGGAAGCTATTATTAGCTTATTAGACGTACAATCTAAACAGCCTGTACTTTTACCTGATAATACAGTATTAACTGAAGATGGACTTAATTTATTAAAGTTTCAAATAGTAAGAGATTTATATGTTAAAGTAAAAACAGCTTATTATAATTCAATAGATAACTCAAAAAGATTTTAATATGACTAGACTAGACGCAGAATATTTAGAATATAATTCATTGAATTTAATTTGTAAAGACTTTTTTTATAAAGAAGATGCTTATATAGAAAAGTCAGTGTTTAATAAAAGCTTATATGCTATGGATAACGACTTAGTAGGTAACGAAAGGGCAATAAGAATCTATGGTACAAAAGAACAAATTGATTTAGCTGAAGATGAATACGCAAAGATCAACGGACTTATGGTAGATGAATGTTATAACTACAAAGTAGAATCTAAAGGAAGTTATTGGTATGACTTAGGTATAATAACTGATGAACAAAATAAAGTAATAGCTAAAAAATTAGTAAAATACAACGAGCTTTACAACCAAAAGGGTAGAAAAGCATTAATATTAAGAACAAGATAATGAATTTAGAAAAATTAAAAACAGAGATACCTTTTAAATGGAGGGTTCAATCAGCAAATCAATGGGGTGCTTCTTGTGTTGCTTATATAGATGCAAGAGATTGCCAAGACATACTAGACCACGTATGTGGGCAAGAAAATTGGCAGACTATATATTACGAAAGTTCAGGTTTACTATTTTGTAAAGTAGGAATAAAAATAGAAGAAGATGAATGGGTATGGAAGTCAGATACAGGTTCAGAATCTAATGTTGAGAAAAACAAAGGACACGTTTCAGATGCTTTTAAAAGAGCTTGTGTTAATTGGGGGATAGGAAGATTCCTTTATAGTAAGACTATTGTAAGGCTACCTGTAAAAGAAAAAAATGGTAGGTTTGCTCCTTATTCAGCAAAGACAGGTAAGTTCATCTATGGAGATGATATAACAAAATGGTGCAACTCAATTAGTAATAAATAATTAATTAATAAAGACCTGCAAAAACAGGCACAATAAAAATGGAAGTAAAAGGAAAAGTAGTAAAGAAGTTACCAATAGAATCAGGAATTTCTAAGTCAGAAAAAGAATGGAAAAAACAAGTAATTGTAATAGATACAGGAGCAGACTATAATCCTGAAATTGCAATTCAAGCTTTTGGAGATGATAAAATTAAAGACTTGAATAAATTATCAGTAGGAGATTCAGTATTAATTAAGTGTAATGTGTCATCAAGAGAATACAATGGCAAGTATTTTCATAATATTGATGGGTGGTTTTTTACAAAGAATACTAAAGAAGAAGGTGTTGTAGTTTCTGAATCTGAAGATTTACCTTTTTAAGATGACACAAGAAGATAACTTTAAAAACTTATGCAACCTAACGACAAGTGTCTTAGGATTGCGTAAGGGTTCTTTAGCTTATAAAAGCCGTAAACAAGATTTACAAATAGCAAGATCTATAGCAAGTGTTATTGCTAGAATGGAAGACGAAACACATCAGACAGTAATAGCATCAGTAATAAAAAGAAATAGAAGTTTGATATATCATTACGAAAAAATGCACAAGTCTAACTACTCAACTTTTCCGAAGTACAGAGATAAATTTAATATTGTGTATAATGCTTATGTAACAATTAAAGATTCTAAAAAATTATTTTATGACTTATTTGAACTTAAAGATTATTTAAGAAAAAATGGAGTTACTAATAGTAAAAATCATCAATTATCAATTAGGATTAAATCAGGTAAAGTAGGTACTGACATAAAACTTTCTTACAGAGATTTTTATAATCAATTAGAAAATGTTAAGATTGCACTTCAGAATTATAAATATGAAACGGAAATAATTACTTTATGAAAGAGAAGCCTAACTACTACGCAATAATACCTTCTGAAGTAAGATACAGTAAAGACTTAATACCTAACGCTAAATTACTTTATGCAGAGATTACAGCTTTGTGTAATATGAACGGTAAATGCACAGCATCAACTGAATATTTTTGCAGACTTTATGAGGTTAGTAAAGTTTCAGTACAAAAGTGGTTAAAGAATTTAGAAGATAATAATCATATTATGCGAGTAAATAAATATAAGCCATATAGCAAACAAATAGAGTGTAGGGTAATAACTTTAGTTAATGTGCCTAGTAAAGAAAAGTTAACAGATAATACTAATATAAATATAACTAATACTAATCTTACAGATAGTAATAATAAGGCTTTCTTTAAAAAGCCAACTGTTGAAGAGGTACATCAATATTGTGAGAAAAGAAAAAATAAAGTATGTGCAGATGCGTTTATAGATTTTTATGAATCCAAAAATTTTATGATAGGTAAAAACAAAATGAAGGATTGGAAGGCTTGTGTCAGAACTTGGGAAAGTAGAGAGAAGAATAAACCAAAAACAATGAGTAAGTTAGATGTACAAATTAATGAATGGCAAAAAGCAAAAGAATTATTATGAATATAGATTATAACGAAAATATTATTGAAGACTTAGGTCTAACAGAACTTCAAGTATTAAACATTGTATCAGTTTGGTACACTAATGGAATGATACCTGACATATTACAAAATTCTAATGGGTGTGAGTTAGATGAAATATCTGATTGTTTATTTTTTAAAAAACTAGAAGAATTAAAAATATTAAAAAGTATTAAATTATGAAACCATTAAAACAAGAAGAACTACAAACACTTACTGAAAAGGTTTTAGACTTATTAGGAAAGACATCAGTAGAGATAGGACACAGATCAGACGCTCAAACTTTAGCAAGTCTAAGTAAGATATTTGCATCAGACTTAATACAAGAAAAACGTTTTGGAAATATGACTTGGAATCAAATCTTAGATGCTTTTCATATAGGAGTTAGATTTGGTAAAGATGAACCATTCTTAAACATTAGAACTTTTTACAAATGGGTTTACGCTCACAAAAAAGTAATTGATGACGCAACTTATCAAGTAAGAACATTAGGAAACGATCCTAAACAAGTAAGATATTATCAAGAACCTATAAAATTATTAAAATGAAAAAAGAAAAATTATATGATCCTGAAAAAACAGGAACTTTTCAAATGATGTTTGGAATGAAAAATACAAATAACTCAGGAAAAAAAATATATGAAAAAAAGAAGAAGTATTACTATAAAGATAAAAGAACTAAAAAATATGGAAATCAAAGAATTGAATTACTAAAAGAAAATAAAAATGAAGACAAAAGATAAAGTAAAATATTGGCTAGAAAAGTACCCTAGTTTAAGAGATAATGACAATCGATTATGCTCAAACATTTGGGCTGTAGAATTAATTGAAAAAGGTTTTAATGTAAGCCATTTCCTAGTTGTTTATGCAGCTAAGAAATTAACATCAGCTCCAAGCATTAAAAGAGCAAGGGCAAAGCTTCAGGAAGAAGAACCTAAATACAGAGGAGAAAAGTATAATCTTAGAAAAGGTATATTGCAAGACAAATGGCGTAAAGACTTAGGCTATGAAAAAAACAATTAGCAAACTAAAGAAAGAATTAGACAAGTGGTTTAGTCTTTACATAAGACTTAGGGAAGCTAACGAATTTGGTTATTGTCAGTGCATAACTTGTAATGTGGTAAAACACTATAAGGACGGAATGCAGAACGGACACTTTCAGAGTAGGAAGCATTTATCTACTCGCTTCGATGAGGAGAATTGTCAAGTACAGTGTGTCAAGTGTAATGTTTATTCTTGGGGAGAGCAGTACAAATTCAGTCTAGCATTAGACTCTAAGTATGGAGAAGGTAAGGCAGAAGAATTACAGTTTCTCGCTAGAACTACTTTAAAAATATCAAGAGTAGAATATGAAGAAAAGATAAGTTATTACAAAAACCTTGTTGAAAACTTAAAAGAAGAAAAAGGAATTTCGTAACTATTTAAGTATCTTTGGCGTATGACAGAACCAATCTATGCAAATGATGAACACAGAGTTATAATAGATACTTATATTACAATGTGTAAAGAGTTTGCAAAAGAAGTAAGTAATAAAAATAGATACGAAAATTACTTAGAGGTTGTGCAAATTATAATAGAATACCATAATGGATATGGACAAGGTGATAGAGAAAATTTATTTTGGGAATGGTTGACTATTATACCAATAAACCTAGCTGTTGCAACAAATGGTTTCTTTGCAGGAATAGAAACTAAAGGCAACGCATCAGTAGTTAGAGCTTACAGAGTTGTTTTAGATGAATTAGTACAAGAAACAGTTAATAAGATTGATAAGATAGAACCAATTAAAGAATAATTATGAATGTATTAAGTTTATTTGATGGAATGAGTTGTGGTCAGATAGCTTTAGAACGTGCAGGAATTAAAGTAGATAATTACTTTGCAGCAGAAATTAAGAAACACGCTATTGAAGTAACACAACACAACTACCCCAATACAAAACAATTAGGAGATGTTACTAAAATTAATGGACTTAATCTTCCTAAAATAGATTTACTAATAGGAGGTAGTCCTTGTCAAGACTTTAGTAGAGCTAACAAAGAAAGAAAAGGAGTAGAGGGTTCTAAGTCTAGTTTATTCTTTGAATACATTAGACTTCTTAAAGAGTGTAAACCTAAATACTTTCTTTTGGAAAATGTTATAATGTCAGACTATAATTATTGGTTTATTTGTAATGAGTTAAACTGCGAACCTGTTAGAATATGTGGTAGTTTAGTAAGTGGTGCTTTAAGGGATAGACTTTATTGGACAAACATTCCACCATTCAGTTATGATCTAACAGGTAGATTGATTAGTAATATACCACAACCTAAAGACAAAAAAATATATCTTCAAAATATCTTAGACAGTGGAACAACAAAGAAAAGGAAACACACTTGCTTAAATACAAAAAGTGGTTACCAAACACCTAATCAAGATTCTTTAATTCATAGAAACAAAACAACAGGAATGATAACCTTAATATATGAAAAAGATTGTGTTAGAACTGTTAATCAAAATGAATTAGAAAAACTACATAATATTCCTAAAGGATATACAAGTATTTTAAATCAAACAAAAGCAGGTGATTTGATTGGAGATGGGTGGTCAGTTGATGTAGCAACACATATTTTTAAAAATATTTTATAGATGACTGAGATATATTTAGAAATATCAAAGCTAACAGATAAGTTTAGGAATATGGCTTACGGACTTACATCTGATAAAAATGATGTCAACGATGCAGTGCAAGAATTAATGCTTTATCTAATACAGATGAATCCCTCTACATTAAAGACTATTTATGATAATGATGGAATTGATGGTGTTACAAGATATGGAGCAGTTGCCTTAAGACGTGCTTTAACAAGTCCAAGAAGTAATTACTATTATAAGTATAAGAAGTATTATTCACACATAGACAGCTTAACAAGTGCAGTTACTTATGATGAAATGGAAACAGGCGAAACAATACCATCTAAGCACCTTTACAACTTGCCTAATGAATTAGTAGACAATTATCAATGGACTAGCCTTGAAAAGATAGATAAAGCCTTAGAAAGCTTTTCTTGGTACGATTCTAAAATTTTTACTTTGTATTATTATGAATGTAATACATTAAGCTCACTAGCTCAGAAGACTGGGATAAGTAGAAACAGCTTATTTACGACAATAGATAAAGTTAGAGTACAATTAAAAGATAAGTTAAGTGAATAAGTTTTTTGTACCTAAAGAAATATATGAAGATAGAATAGCTATCTGTAAAGGCTGTGAATTTTATTTTAAAATGACAGGAAATTGTAAAATTTGTTTGTGTTTTATGAAGCTGAAGTCCAAAATCAGCAGTCAATCTTGTCCAAAAGGCAAATGGCAGAAGACAACAGAAGTAGAAGTAAGAACAGATATACCTGAAGAAATAATACAAGAGATTATAGCTTTGTGGCCTGACTTAAAAACAGGAAGAGCAAAAGATCAAACTGCAAAAAAGAAAATGATTGAGATTTACAACACGTTATACAATACTAACTACTCAACAGGTACTAATTGTGGTTCTTGTATAGCTGCTTGTTTTGATGGTATAAAAAAGATATATAAAGAATATGCAGGAAACAATTACTAATAAATATAGGGTAAGACCTAAAAGCTTTTAATTTTTCAGTCCTGTATAGTAGTGGGGGGGTGTGGTTACCTCCCCAATACAACTAACTAAAACAATAATTATGCAAAGAACATACAAAACAATTAAATGGATATTGAAAGACAATATTAAAAAGAACGTAAGAAGTCTATGGACTTGGAAGGATGACAACTTTACTTGTATCTATGAAAACTATGATGGAGATGATAGAATATACACTTCAAGTCAATTACTAAAACTATTAAGCAAATGATTATATTTACATTACTAGGAATATTTACAGCAATATTTATTTTTACTGTTATTATTATGAGCGTCATAGAAGGCAAAGACAGAAACAAAACAAATGAAAAGATTGTAAGAAAAATGGATAAGGTAGAAACATTAACAGGAGGATTAGAAAACGATAGGCTAAATGAAAGGAAATAGAATACCTAACTACTATATAGGAAAACGTTACAAGATAGAGGCTCGTAAGGTAATAGAGGACTTTGATTTATCTTATAATGTTGGTACTGCCTGTTCATATCTGATGAGAGCAAATAGAAAACACGACTCCCCGATTGAGTGCATACAAAAGGCTATAAACCACTTAGAGTTTGAATTAGATAAATTAAAGAGATGACATTATACACTTGCGAATGTGGAAAAGAAAGTAAAGAAATTGCAAAGGCTACAATAGTCTATAGAGAAAAAAAATGGGTAGCAAAGGAAGCTCAATGCAGTTGTGGTAAATATATGACTAGCGAACCAACAGAAGGCATACCAACTTTACAAAGAACAGAGCCTAGTCTTACTAAGAACAGAGATAAGCTATGGGCAGGAGCAAAAGAAAAGCTAGTAGGCGAAAGAGGAATCAATGAACCCTTTGACTAATGAAGTTCGTAATTAAGGACAGTAGAGATAAGCAAAGCCTATTTAGTTACCTAAAAGAATTAGAGAACGATTACATAGTCAGCGTAAAGAAACAAAGAAACACACGTAGCAATATGCAGAACAGTTATTACTGGAAATGTATCGTACAAGGACTAGCAGAAGAACTAGGATATTTTCCTAATGAGATGCACGATGTACTAAGAGCTAAGTTTTTATCTGAATATGAAATGATCAGTATCAATGATAACCAAATAGCATTAAATAAAATAGGAAGTACAACAGCACTTAATACTAAAGCCTTTGAAGTATATACAGAACAAATAAGAGTATGGGCTATGACTGACTTGGGTATCAGACTAATGCTACCAAACGAATACGAGTAATTTCTATTATATAATATGGAAACAGAACAAAAGAGGACACAGGAGGGTAAAAAAAAGCTACTAGCTGCACTAGAGGTATCATTAGGTATAGTTACAGAAGCTTGTGAGAAAGCAGACATAACAAGAAGCAGACATTATGCTTGGATGCAAAGTGATGAAGAATACAAGAAAGCAGTAGATGACATAGATAGTAAATTTATTGACTTTGCTGAAACAAGTTTAAAGAAACAAATTAAAGAAGGTAATACAACAGCCACTACATTCTTTTTAAGGACTAGAGGACGTAAGAGAGGTTACAATGAGAAACAAGAAATAGATTTAACTTCAGGAGATGAAAGAATTAAAATAAATATAAATCTTGGAGATTAGCCCTGAATTTACACCAAAGCAAAAGGAATGTTTAAAGTACCTATTTGATCATAAGACTAAAGAGGTGTTATTTGGTGGTGCAGCAGGTGGCGGGAAGTCTTGGGTAGGTGTAAGTTATTTAATATTAATGTGCCTTCAATACCCTAAAACTAGATACTTAATGGGAAGGTCTAAGCTAGATGCTTTAAAAAAGACTACACTAAATACATTCTTTGAAGTCTGTACTGCTTGGAATCTTAAAGCAATTAAAGACTACACGTTTAATGGTTCTAGTAATGTAATAACCTTTTACAATGGTTCAGAGATAATACTAAAAGACTTGTTCTTATACCCATCAGACAGAAACTTTGATAGCTTAGGTTCTTTAGAAATAACAGGAGCTTTTATAGATGAAGCTAATCAAATAACAGAGAAGGCTAAGAACGTAGTGGCTTCAAGACTTAGGTATAAGTTAGACGAAAATAACTTAATTCCTAAACTACTGATGACTTGTAATCCTGCTAAGAATTGGGTTTACTCAGAGTATTACAGACCAGCACAAGATAATACAATAAAGCACTACAGGAAGTTTATTCAATCTTTAGTAATAGATAATACTTACATCTCTAAGCATTATGAAACTCAACTATCACAATTAGACGAACTAAGTAAGCAAAGACTTTTATTTGGTAATTGGGAGTATGATGCAACAGCAGATAGTCTTATTGACTACAATTCTATAGTGGGAATGTTTAGTCAGAAAGGAATAGAGGGAGATAAATACATAACTTGTGATGTAGCACGATTTGGAAGCGATAAGACAGTCATAATGCTTTGGCAAGGGTTACACATTAGATATATAAGAACTATCCTTAAATCGGCTGTAAATGAGGTTGTGGATGAAATTAAGAAACTACAACAAGAGAATGGAGTAAATCTTAGGAATATTATAGTTGATGAAGACGGAGTAGGTGGTGGTGTAAAAGATTACTTACGTTGTCAAGGATTTACTAATAATGCTAGAGCTTTAAAAGGTGAGAACTATCAAAACCTTAAAACTCAATGTTACTACAAATTAGCTGACCAAATAAACAAAGGTCAAATCGGTGTAAGTTGTTCAGATGTAAATGTTAAAAATTACATAACAGAGGAGTTAGAACAAGTAAGAACTAAGGATGCAGATAAAGATAATAAACTTCAGATAATACAAAAAGATACTGTTAAAGCTATTCTAGGGCGTTCTCCTGATTATGCTGACGCTTTAGCTATGAGAATGTATTACGAGATAGATAGTAACTTTGGAAGGTATTTCGTTCAGTAAACTAAAAACAACAAATTTCTATTATATAGTGTATGAAAGTTAAAATCAAAAAACAAAACAAAGTAGAAAAATTTAGTCTTATTAACAGTTGGTCAGATGTTACTTTGTCTACCTGGATTTCATTAGTTGACTTTGCAACAGGTACAAAGACAGAAGAAGCTACTGAAACAATAGCAGCGCTATCAGATATTCCTAAACAGTTAGTAAAGGAACTAGCCTTATCTGATGTTGCAGTTATAATGAGTAAGATAGCAGAGCTACAAGCAAAGCAAGATACGACTTTAAAAAGAATAATAGAAATCAATGAAGTTGAATATGGCTTTCATCCTGATTTAGATAAGATTACTTTAGGTGAGTATGCCGACATAGAGCAGTTTATCAAGAACGGAATAGAAACAAATCTTCCTGAGTTGATGGCTGTACTCTATAGACCTATAAAATATAAGAAAGAAAATATTTATATAATAGATGCTTATGATGGTGAAATAACAATGCGAACGGAGGAAATGAAGAAGATGTCAGCTGAACAAGTGCAAAGTGCATTGGTTTTTTTTTATCATTTAGGGAAGGTATTGTCAGTGATTTTGCCATCATATTTGATGGATCGGCTGAAGGAAACGAAGACGCAATAGCAGGTGAAGACTTTGCAAGTAAATGGGGCTGGTTTGGAGTAATGCACAGATTGTGCGGAGAAGACATTAGTAAATTAGAAAGTATTACAAAGCTAAGTCTGTTAGAGTGTTTGACTTGGTTAAGTTATGAAACAGACTTAAACTCACAAAATAAAGTGAAAAGAAATGGTTAAAAATAAAACATACAATAACGTAGTAAACACCTTACTTAGATTAGGTGAGAACCACAAACAAATACAATCAACATCTGTAGGAGATGTATTTGACATAAACCTTGAAAAGATGCAGAAGTTTCCTCTGTTACATATTAACCCTACAAGTGTAACAACAGGAGATAGTCAATTGACATACAACTTTCAAATCTTTGTAATGGATATGGTTACAGAAAAAGAGAATTGGACTAAGAATAATGCAAATGCTAACTTTACAAAGCTATACAAGACTTTAAGTAATGAACAAGATGTATTCAATGAAACATTACAAATATGTACAGACTTTATAGGAATGCTTAGACACAGTGAAAGACAATCTTTAGAAGGTGTTAATGATATTAATTTCCCTATATACTTTACTCAAGATCAATTTACATTAGAGCCTTTTTCAGAAAGGTTTGATAATCTTTGTTGTGGGTTTGTATTTAATATTGGAATATTAGTACAGAATGACTTTCAAACTTGTAATATACCTGTAACACAAAAAGGTGCGGGATATTAATGGAATGGAAGTTAAGATGGTTAACAATAGAAATAGGATGGAAAAAATTTAAAATAACAATTAATTTATAAAATATGGCAGACTTAGTAACAACAATCAGCGAAACAGTAACTTTAAATGGAAGCCTTCGAGGTTCTGTAAATTCATTAACAACAACAGGTATCAATGACGTACTAGAAAGAATTGTAACTTGTACAGCAAGTGTAGTAACTACTATAGGAGTATTTGATACATTACCTTCTACTTCTCCAGGTGCAATAAATGTATCTGCAACTAAATATGTTAGAGTAACTAACTTAGAAACAGCTGTAACAATTGAACTTGCAGTAGTTACTACAGCTACTAACTATCAAGTAACAATAAGACCTGGAGGTTCTCACGTTTTATTTTCAGGAGATGTAGTTGCATTAGGAGAAGCAGATACAAGTCCTAGTTTTGGAACTATGGAAAACCTTGCTTCATTACAAGTACAACCAACAACAGCAGTTACGGCTAGAGTTGAATTGTTTATTGGCTTAGAATAGTGAATACTGACAATATAGAAAGGTACTTAGAAAGCTTTGGTAAGCAAGTTGTCAATCGCTCTAAAGGTAACTTACAAAGAGCAGGTAAAGGTGGTAAACTTGAGAACTCAATTAAGTTTGAGATAGTTACAACACCTGATGGATTTACTGTTCAATTCTATATGTCAAACTATGGTCAGTTTGTAGATAAAGGAGTATCAGGAACTAAAGTTAAGAGAAGCTTTAAAGACTACAAAGGTAAAACTATTAAGAGTCCCTTTGCTTATAAAAACTCAAAAGGACATTCACAACCACCTAGCAAGGCATTAGATAAATGGGTAGTAAAAAAAAGGATAGCTCCAAGAGATGCTAGTGGTAAATTTATGAAGCGTAAGTCTATCACATTCTTAATTGCAAGAAGTATAGGTAAAAAAGGAATACAAGGTATAAGCTTCTTTCAAAAGCCTTTAGGGCTTGGCTTAAAACAATTTGGTAAAGACTTACTAGGAAGCGTAAAAGAAGATATTTTAAATACTTTAAATAAAGAAACAATAACACAAGTAAACTAATGGCAACACTAATAGAGCAGCACCCTTTATACGATACACTTCCTGTAGGTCAAGATGTAATTTTTACAGTATCTAATACTTTAATAGTTTCTACATTCACTAATGTAAAGTTTATAGCTGAAGTACATATAAGTTCAGGGAATCCTCCGAATCCAAATACTTCAACATCTAAAGTAGGAACTTTTAAGACTAATCCAAACAACGCTGGAGTTGGAATGTTTGACTTTAGACCTATTATTGAAAACTTTGTAAAGGCAGACAATTTAGCAAAGGAAGGTAGTGAATATAAATTAGCAACAAACACAGTAGACACAAATGTTCCTATTCACTTAATAGATAAGTATTCTGGAAACTTAAATGCAATGCGATATTTGTTTATTAGATTTAAAATTCAATATACAGATAATGACGTTAGTAGCGCTACATTTGGTGATGTAATAATTACAGATACTAAGGATTCTGATTTATACAATATATTTAATGGTTACTTAAAATACACAGATATACTAGATTTAGCAAATACTCCATTTAGTCAAAATACTGGTAATAATTTTGGCTATCCTATTCCTCAAAAATTTACATTAGACTTTGATGCAGGAGAATTTCTTTCTAACGCCCCATTAACTCAGTTTGCAAATATTAACGACTATGGAACACTTAGCTTTTTAACTATCTCAAGCAAACCTCAAAAGATTAAATTTACTTATTATAAATCTACTGGAGTTCCTGTAGGTCAAGAACTTGTAAATTTTACATCTGCCAATGGAGGTATTACAAATTTAAGTGCTAAAGTAAGTGAAAGATTATTTTATTTTGGTTGTTTTCCTGCTAATTTAAGAAATTATAGTACATTATTTAATTCTTTAGTTACATTAGGGACTATAGAAGGTGGTTATTATACTATAGAGCCTTTAGCATCAGGTACTCAGAATTTTGGAAGTATATATACTATTAATTTAAACTGCACAACACTTAAAGGTTACGAGCCTATCAGACTATGCTGGTTAAATCAATGGGGAACTTGGGACTACTACACTTTCACTATGAAGTCAAGTAAAATGATTTCAACAAAAGGAAGCACATACGAGCAGCTAGAAGGATCTTGGAATGATTCAACTTATAAAATAAACGGATTTAGAGGTGGTAAAAAATCATTTAGAGTAAACGCTACAGAAAAGATAACTATGAATACAGACTTTGTTAGTGAAGCAGAATCAACTTGGTTTGAGGAGCTTATTAATAGTCCTGAAGTATATATATTACAAGGATTTCAAAGTGATTTAAACCAAGGTCAAGGATTAAAAATACCTGCAATGAATCAATATGTAACTCCTGTTAGACTTACAACTTCTAGCTATACTAAAAAGACTGTAGCAAATGATAAACTAATGCAGTACACTTTTGAAGTAGAAAAAAGTAAAACACTTAGAACTCAATCAATATAATGAGCGCACAACTTATAGTATACCCGCAAAATTACGAAGGCTTAACTAATTCTACTAATATTGCTAATGCTCTTTTAGTTGATGGAATTAATTTTAGTACAGTAAATGCTTCAACAAGTTTTTTTGTAGGACAGCCTAATGGTTCGCAAGAAGCAATAAATTTTTACAATCCTACGCTACCTGTTAATACTTGGAAAAGATACAAGGTGGGAAGTTCAGGAATTTCTGCATCAGGCGGTTCTTTAAGTATTGCTATATTAGGATCTACTAATCAACAGGGAATTTTACAGAAGCTTTCAAACCTTACAGTCGGAGCTGTTTATAATGTTGAAATAGATTGCACTTTATTAATTAATGGAATTTTTTTTAATTTATCTATTTTTTCTGGAACTGTTTTACAAAGTATTCAACCATTTCCAATAACAGGAAGTGGTACTACTATTTCTTTTCAATTTACTGCTAACTCTACTGAAGACACTATAGTTATAGGCGGGAAATTTGGAACAGGAAACCTTATTACTTCAAATATAAGCATTTCTACAGCACCAACACAACCTTCAGGAATAATTCAAATTTTAGGAGATGGACAAGTGATTTTAGATTTATATGAAGATGAAGATTTACCATTAACTTTAAGCGTAGATAATTTTAAAAATGTAGCTGAACAAATACAATCTTATTCAAAGGCTTTTAATCTTCCTGCTACAAAAAGAAACAATAAAATTTTTGATCATATATTTGAAATAACAAGAGAATTAGAAGTTGGTAGTCTTTTATTTAATCCTTATAAAGAAACAAAGTGCGTATTAAAACAAGATGGTTTTATTTTATTTGAAGGATATCTAAGAATGTTAAATATTACTGATAAGGAAGGGGAGATAAGCTATGATGTAAATCTTTATTCTGAAGTAATAGCTTTAGCTGACATCTTACAAGAAAGAACGTTTAGAGATTTAGATTTTACAGAATTAGAACACGATTACAATAAGAGTAATATCAAAAGAAGTTGGAACGAAAGTCCAGACTCAAGTCTTGTATATACAAATCCTAGTACATCAGGATTTAGAGATGCTTATACTACTTTAAGATACCCTTTTGTAAATTGGAATGGAAATTTATTATTAGCTAATAATACTGGAGCTTCAGGCCCTACTGACGGAAACCCACAACTTACATCTTTACAACAAGCTTTTAGACCTTTTATAAATATAAAATACATAATAGATAGAATATTTGAAGCAACAGACTTTACTTATGAATCAGCTTTTTTTAATGAAGATAGCTTTAAGAAGCTGTATATGGACTTTAATTGGGGTGCTGATAACAATCCATTTAGTATATTAGAAAATGGATTAGCTTTTGTAGATACTGTTCAAACAGCAACTACTAGTTTTGTTACGATACAAACAAACGATAATGGATTTAACACTAATTTAGGTTATAGTGGAGGTGTTTATACTGCTTTAGTTGACAATCAGAATTATATAATTGATTATAGTTATGGATATAATGTATCAACTGGCGCAGCTTGGTCAGGAACTTTTAGATGGATTTTGACTAGAGCCTCAGGATTTGTTGAACCTCCTATAAACATAACGAATGTAAATGGAGTCGGAATTATAGGAACAGGATTTAGTAATTTTAATGTTATATTTGATACTTTGAATGTAAATTTAAATGTCGGAGATACTTTAAAGCCTGAATTTAAATCTAGTACAGCTGCTACAAATGATTTTCGAATATTGATTTTTGGTAATACAACTAACAATCTATTTGGTACAGTTGGTCTTACTATTGTATCAACTAGCGCAACAGCAGCCACAAATAATTCTTTTTTACAAACTTTAAGAGGTGAATTAGGGCAATGGGAGTTTTTAAAAGGATTGATCACAATGTTTAACTTAGTAAGTTTACCTGATGAAGATAATCCTAATAATATAAAAATAGAACCTTATCAAGACGTATTTATTCCAACACCAACAGCTGGTGAAACTCTTGCTAATAGAGGAATTGAACACAATTGGACTGAAAAAATCGATGTTTCACAAATGAAGCTAACACCTTTGACTGACTTAAATAGAAGTACAATGTTAAAGTTTGTAGAAGATGATGATGACTTTGCTTTTAATAAATATAAAAATCAAGTAGATGGACATTTGTATGGAAGTCAGTTATTTACTGTTTCTAATGAATTTAATATATTAGATGGAGAAGATGAAATAGTTGCTGAACCTTTTGCAGCTACAGTAGTTAAGGCTTTGCATAATAATTTTCCTCAATTTATTACCCCTGCAATTTATGCTATGAATGACGATGGTACGTCTGAAGGCTTTGAGAATAGTCCTCGCATAATGTTTAACAATGGAGTTAAGCCAACAGGAGCAAGTTATTATATACCTGAACAAAATGGTTTATTAAGTGAAAATCAAACAAATTTTCTTCAGTTTAGTCATTTATCTTCAATACCTTCTAATTCTTCATCTTTAGATTTTCATTTTGGTATATGTCAATTATTACAAGGAGTTGGATTACCTACTACTAATAATTTATTTGATTTATATTGGCTACCTTATTTAAATGAGCTTTACAATCCTAATACTAGAACTATGACTATTAAAGTAAATCTTAGTCCTGCTGACATTAATACATTCAAGTTTAATGACACAGTCTTTATAAAGAACAGAGTCTTTAGAGTAAACAAGATAGACTACAAGCCGAACGACTTGGCAACAGTAGAATTTATACTTATACCATAATGTCAAAAGTAAGAACAACCCCATTTTTAACAGGCTATACTGTAAAACCTTCTTCTATTTCAGGGCTTGGAGAAGTAACATTTACTGATGGAACTAATAATATAATACCAAATCAGTTACAATGCGAAGCTTATGGTTACACATATAATAAAGTAACAGGTACTTGCTCAACTTTTCGTTATAATACAAATCTAAATACAGCTTTTGCAAATGTAAACAATAAAACTTTTGGTTCTAATAACTCAACAGAAACAGGAACTAATAATACTTTAGTAATGGGCGAAAGTAATACTGTTAGAGGTTTTTCGAGAAATAGTATCATTACAGGAAATCAAAATGCAATAGACAATGGAGTAAACAATGCCAACGTTTCAGGTACTTTAGGAGAAGCTACAGCCGATAACTCAATAGTGTTGGGTGGTAACAATGGTTCTGATGCTTTAGGCGAAAGGCAGTCTATACATTTGCTTTATGGTTTACAGACAACTGATGGCGTTAATACAATTAGCTTCTTAAACAATACTACAGATAGTCTATTTGCTATTCCTGATAATACTGTAATGTACTTTCACGCTGACGTCATAGCTGTTAGAGTTGGAGGAACAGCAGCAGGTAATGTTGGAGATTATGCAAGTTTTGTAGAAAGAGGTGTTATTATAAACGAATCAGGAACAGTAACTATTAATAGAGAAAGAGATTCAATAAAAAGTAACGGAACAGTTACAGGTTGGCAGCCTACAGGAATAGTAAGTGGTACAAGTTTTGCTATGAGGGTAAAAGGCGCAACAGATATGACAGTAGAATGGTGCAGCAATATTACATTTACACAAATTAAAACAGGAGTAACTTTATAAATAAAATTATGAATACAGAAGAAATAAATTTAAAAGTAAATTCAGATATTGGCGAAGTAACAAAGGACACTAAAAAATTAACTGATGAGTCAAAAAAAGCTCAAAAAGGTGTTAGTGGTATTGGTACAGCATTCAAAGGAATAGGAACAGCTATTAAGGCAGCAGGAATAGGACTAGTAGTTGGACTTTTAGCAAAGCTAATGGAAGTATTCAGTAAGAACCAAACTGTATTGGATAATTTTAATACAGCAATGACTGCTTTAGAAATAGCATTCAATGACTTGTTTAATTTCTTAAGTAATAATATTGGAACTATTACTGATTTCTTTAAAGATATATTTGAAAATCCTAAACAAAGTCTAATTGATTTTGGCGACGCTATAAAGGATAATCTTATAGAAAGATTTATGAGTTTACTTGATGTCTTTGGTTTTTTAGGTAAAGCTTTAAAAGAATTAATGGCAGGAGAATTTGGTAATGCTTTAAGTACAGTTAAACAAGCAGGGGTTGAAATGGTTGATGTTTTTACAGGAGTTGATAATTCTGTAGAGAAAGTAAAAGAAACAATTACAAAAACCACAACTGCTATTATTGACTATACAAAGGCAACAACAGACCAAGCAGCAGCTATAACAGCATCAGCAAAAGCAGCAATATTTGCAGACGCAGAATTTCAAAAACTTAATGCTCAATTTTTAAAAGATGCAGAACTACAAAGACAAATAAGAGATGATGAAACAAAGACTTTTGCAAAAAGAATTGAAGCTAATAATAAATTAAAAGAAACTTTAGAAGAACAAGAAAAACTACAAAGAAAGCAAGTAGAAATAGCTATAAACGCTGCTCAAGCACAAGTAGATTTAAATGATAGTGATGAAAATAAGTTAGCTTTATTGGTAGCTCAAAATGCTGAACTTGAATTAGAAGAAACTATTACAGGACAGTTGTCAGAACAAAAGACCAATCAAGTAAGTCTTGAAAAGGAATTACTAGAAACACAAAAAGAATTAAGAGCAGAAGGTCTATCAGGATTAGAAAGGGAGTTACAAGATTTGCAAGATGCTTATGACTTAAAGATTCAAATGGCAAATAAAGCAGGAGTAACTACAACTGCTATTACTAAGAAATTTGAAAAACAAAAGACAGAAGTAGTCCAAGCTAATCTTAATGAACAACTAAGCGCATACTCAGGACTTGCAGGAGCTTTAAGTTCTTTAGCAGGAGATAACAAAGCATTAGCAGTAGCTTCAGCAGTAATAGATACTTATGTAGGAGCAAATAAGGCATTTGCACAAGGAGGAATTGCAGGATTTGCTACAGGTGCAGCAGTTATTGCAGCAGGATTAAATAATGTTAAAACTATTTTATCTACTGAAGTTCCAGGTTCAGAAGGAGGAGGAGGTTCAGCACCTGCAGCAACTCAAACACCTGCACCACAAATGATGTCAGGAGCTTTTGAACTATCAGGAGGAGTAGCACCAGATCCTGTTCAAGCCTTTGTAGTTACAGATGAAATGACAAACAGCCAAAATCAATTAGCAAATATAAGACGTAGAGCAACAATCTAAATATCAAATAAACTAACTAAAAATCTATTATATACTATGCCTTGCGAAAAATGTGAAAACGGAAAATATAAATGGGGAAAGACAGGAAGCTGTAAGTATAACTCTAAAGCTGAATGTGAAGAAGCTAATAAAGACTATTACGAAGATATGAAAGAAACTAAAATAGTAGAATTAATAATTGCAGACGATAGTCAAGAATTAGCAATAGACGCAATCAGTCTAGTAACAAGTCCTGCAATAGAGCAATCCTTTGTATTTTTTGGTAAAGAAAAGAACAACTTGACATTTGCTAAAGTAGATGAAGAAAAAAGAATGCTAGTAAGTCCTGCTTTAATTCCAAACAAGCAAATATTTAGACACGATCCTAATACTGACAGTGATTACTATGTTTACTTTTCTAAAGAAACAGTCCGTAAGGCTGCTGAACTATACTTAAAGCATAACAATCACCACAAAGCAACGTACCAACATCAAGACAGAGTATCAGGAGTTCTAACAGTTGAATCTTGGATTAAGGAAGGAGATAGTGATAAGTCAAAGTTATACGGTTACGACTTACCTAATGGTACTTGGTTCGTTAAAATGAAGATTGAGAATGACGAGCTATGGCAAAAGATAAAAGCAGGTGATGTTAAAGGTTTGTCAATTGAAGGATTTTTTACTTCAAAATATGAAGCTATGCAAAAGAAAAAGCAAGAGCCAACTAATGAGGAAATACTAAAAGCACTAAACGAAATAATCACAAAATCAAACAAATAAACAATCTTTCTATTATATAATACAACTTAAATTAAAACTATGGATATTAAAGAACAAATTTTGGTAGCACTTGGCTTAGACAAAGGTGAAGAAGTAGTAATGAATTATCAGGCTAAATCTGAAGACGGAACTATTTTCGTTTCAACAGCTGATGAATTAGCAGTAGGCGTAGATATATCAGTACTTACTGAAGATGGTACGACAATTTTACTTCCAATCGGAACGTACAAGACTGATACAGGAGTTACTTTCAGAGTAGATGAAGAAGGTATCGTTGCTGAAGTTATGGAAACTGAAACTGAAGAAGAAGTTGAAGCTGGTTATGATGACGAAAAAGAAGAAATGGCAGAAGCAGTTGAATTTGCATTTCCAGAAACAGATGCTGAGAAAGCAGATTGGGCTAAGTCTTATGAAGAAATGAAAGACAAAGTAGATAACTTAATTGATGCAGTAGCTGATCTTAAAAGAGATAAAGACGGAGGTGATGATGAAGTTGAAGAAATGTCTGAAGAAGTTGTTGAGCCTTCTACTAATCCTAAGTCTATAAAAACTACAGAAGTAGTTGAGTTCTCAGCAGAAGACGAATTAAAGAAGTTAAAAGCTGAAAATGAAAAATTAAAGACTGAGTTGGCAGAATCTCCTGCATCAGCACCTTTAGACACAAATAAATTCAGTTCAGATAGACCAACACCTACTGCACAAGATTTTAGAAGAATGACAAGTAAGGAAAAATTCTTATATAACTTAAATAAATAATAAACAATAATTTAAAAAAACAAAACTATGGCAATTACAGTAGCTTCAAACTTTGCAGGTAAGGCAGCAGGATTTTACATCTCAGCAGCTTTAAAAGCATCAAACTCGTTAGACTATCTAACAATGATAGAGAACATTAAATTTAAGAGTAACATACAAGCTCTTAATCAAACAGTAAATAGCGTTGTAGACGCAACTTGCGACTTCACAGCAGCAGGAACTTTAGCTTTAACTGAAAAAGTATTAGAGCCTAAAAACTTACAAGTAAATATGGATATTTGTAAAGAAACTCTTTTATCTTCTTGGGAAGCATTACAAATGAGAGCAGGAGCAGGAGCGCCACCACCTGCATCTTTTGATGACTATGTTATCTCTTATATGGGAGAAGTTATTGCACAAGCAACTGAAAACTCTATTTGGGCTGGTACTAATGTAGCTGGACAATTTAATGGATTCTTAGGAGCAGCAACAGGACTTTTATTACCAGGTGTTGATGGTACAGTTGTACAAGACGCAGCAGCAGGAGCATATAACGCAGGAACTATCATAGCAGAGCTTCAAGGAGCTGTAGCATCTATTCCTGTAACTACTTTAGGTAAAGAAGACTTGCATATCTATATGAGTCAAAGAACTTACCAATACTACATTTCAGCAGTATCTACTTTAGGATATGTAAATGCTTACAATATGAATGGTGATTACGTTCCAATGTTTGAAGGCTACAAAATCGCAGTTTGTAACGGAATGTTAGAAAATGAATTAGTTATAGCTCAAAAATCTAACTTATTCTTTGGAACTGATCTTTTAAGTGATGCTACAAGAATTAACTTGATGGATATGGCTCAGTTAGACGGTTCTGACAATATCAGAATGGTTGCTCGTTACTCAGCAGGTGTACAAACTGGTACTGGAGCTGATATCGTAAGACAGTCTTAATAAATAAATAATACGGAAGTGAGGGGGTAAAACCCTTCACTCCCTTAACCTAATAAAACAAAAAATATGGCTTGTACAGCACTAACAAAAGGTAGGGGACTCGACTGTAATAGAATCAGTGGAGGAATAAAATTCGTTTATTTCGGAGTTTACGACCAATTTACAGCACCAATAGAAACAACAGGACTTCCTGTTACAGCAGGAGAAGTAACTGATTTAGAAATGGGTACTAATGACTTATACAGATATACTATGCCTTTAGGCGTAGCTAGTTTAACAGAAACAATTACTGGTAGTCGTGAGAACGGAACTATTTTTTACACTCCTTCTTTAAGTGTTATCTTAAACAGACTTACAAAAGAGGATCAAAACCAAATTAAGCTTTTAGGACAAACTAAACTTGTATGCTTTGCTCAATTAAATGCTACTTTACCTTCAGGAACAGATGTTATTGTTGCTTTAGGAGTTACTAACGGAATGGAACTTAATGCTGGAACTATGGATTCAGGAGCAGCATTTGGTGATAGAGGAGGTTATACTCTTACTTTTGATGGTTTAGAAAATGAGCCTTTTCCAATGGTAGCAGACTACCCTATAGCAACAGGCCCTTTTTCAAATGCAGCTTTTAATTTTGGAACAATAGTTACATCTTAATTTTCTTATCTGTTTTCTTATAATCTTAAAAGGGGTAGCTTAATTGTTACCCTTTTTCTTTTCCAAACAAAAACAGACTTTT